CTTTTCAAGATCGAAAAGAAGATCTTGATCTGATCCTAGAGACGCCGGTGGAGCTTGACTTTAACCTACAGCCACAGTGGCCTACGTCACTTCAATCCGCTGATGCGGATCTTGAAGTCGCGGGTGCCACGGCTATAAGTAGAGTCAAACCAACATCTAGTAGCGCTGAACTGAGCGTCGCTTTGGGAGAGACCTATAAGGACGGTTTACCCGCCCTTTTAGGCCATCAAACATGGCGAGACAGGACTCTTCGCGCGCGTAATGCGGGCGATGAATACCTGAATGTTCAGTTCGGATGGGTCCCCTTGGTTAACGACGTTCTCAGTTTCGGGAACGCTGTTACCCATTCCCGCGATATACTTAGTCAGTATAGGGCGGATAGAGGGAATACCATCCGTAGGCGCTACGACTTTCCTGTCGAGACGGTTACCTCACCTCCGACACTCCTGTCAAGTAACAAGTTATTTGTTACAAACGCAGGAATTACGGGGAATGAGATACCGTCATCCACGGGAGGCAAGTGGTATAAGACCACTATATCTACTAAACGTAGATGGTTCTCTGGAGCATTTGTTTATGGCGTACCACAGGATTCGACACCCTTTGGTACTGTCCATGAACTTGGAGCAGAGGCAGACCGTTTGTTCGGTGTGTCTCTCACTCCAGATGTTCTCTGGAACCTCTCTCCGTGGAGCTGGGCCATAGACTGGTTTACCAACACCGGTGACGTCTTATCGACGATCGGTGATATGGTAAGTCAGGGTCTGGTAATGCAGTATGGATATATGATGGAACATACCATCAATGAAATTATCTATACTCTGGAGGGAGCCACCGCTTATGGTGAGCCCGTCCAGTTGCTTCCATCGACTATTCGTGTTGAAACGAAAGTCAGGAAACAAGCGAACCCCTTTGGCTTTGGCATTTCCTGGGACGGTTTGTCGTCCGCCCAGCTTGCCATTCTGGGGGCTTTGGGATTATCCCGAAGCTCCTAGGCGGTGATTACACCGCTGCCAATACACCCC